ATAGTTTCTTTGTTAACTTACCTGCCGTTGCTTCCCATAATAAATCTTTATCTCTTTTAAATGGTAATTCTTTCCATTCTTTATTCATAATATCAAATAATCCAACTTCTTCCGCCAGGTCGGCAATGAATTGTTTCTCATCGTCTTCCTTTTTAATATCACCAAATTTCCAGGGACTTTTTTTGTCCTTACTATCATATTTTATTACAAGAGAACCTGCGGAAGCGGCTGTGATTTTTAATTCACAGCCGGCCTTTATCTTATTATATTCTAACATTAAATCTGGCTGATCACTACCTGCACCGGCAGGAATAAAAGATTTTGGCACAAAACCTAGAGGTTTCAATAAATTTGCCGCATTCACTTCATACTGAAAACCTTGTTGTGCTGCCATTTCTAAACACTCCCTAAAAAGGAAGTATTTATACTTTGAATCCTCCGAAATCTTTCTTCTTGAAGTTACCATTTTGCGGTGGCTTTGGTGTCTGACTTCTTCCAGCATCGGCTAAACCCTGTTGTGCATCTTGTTCAACATCATACAGTTTCATTTTCGACCTGTCAACACCAAGGACGAATCTCTTATGTGCTGTTGGATCAGAATAACGATTCTTCAATTGCTTCACCATGATTTGACCAAGTGCTTCCAACTCTTCTGAGGAAATCAATGCAAACATCAAGTCTGCGGTTGCTGGCAAACCAAAACTCTCACTTGTGTCTTCCAGTCCTGGGTCGGATGAAGTAAAACCGCTCCTTGTTGTTTGTGTAGCAGATACAATTGGTACTCCGTACTCAACGGCAAGACCTCGCAGTTCTTCAGCAATTGACTTGACATATGTATAGGAGTTGACGTTTGCTCCGGCTTTGATTCTAGAAGAACAACAAATGTTAAGATAATCAATAAAGATGATATCAGGAAGAAAATTTCTCTTGAGGTTAAGTTCATTCAGTAGTGTCCTAAAATGCACCGATGATGCGGATGCTGTTGGATATTCTTTAATAATTAATTTACCCGTCGTCATATCTTTGACACGTTTGACCTTCTTGTCATACACATCTTTTGGTAATTGTAACAGATCATCAATAGAAACATTCAGTAAGTTTGCATCAATACGTTCTGCAATCTTTTCTTCTGCCATTTCCATTGTGATATACAATACGTTCTTACCTTGTGACATAGCACCAGCGGCAACGTGGCACATGAATAAACTTTTTCCCACGCCAGTGCCCGCGAGAGCAATATTGAGAGTTTTCTTTGGAAGACCACCTTTTGTAATCTTGTTGAAATATTCCAGATCGAAAGGAATCCGTTCTTCTGTTCTATGGTAATATTCATACCGACCATCAGAATCTTCCAAGTAATCATGCCCAACAGAATTATCAAAACTTACGGCAAGAGCATCAGAAAGAATTTTTGGTATTGCACCCTTCTCATTAACTTTGTCTTTACCATCAAGAATGGATATCGAATTTAAGACTGCATTATAAATGGCTTTTTCCTGGCAGAACTTTTCAGTTTTGTCGATGAGCCAACTGTTATCAGTTTTTTGTTCCGTCTTTGCAGATTGTTCAATTTCCTGTAGATAAGTTTCGCACTTCTCCACTTCTTCATTTGTGAGATTACGCCTCTCTTTGACGGCCAATGCAATCGCTTCAACTGATGGTGTACTATTGTAAGCATTTGTAAACGATATGATTTCATCAAACAACACTTTCTCTGACTTATCAGTAAAATATTCATCTTTAAGAAACGGTAATGCCTTTCTCAAATAGTCTTCATTGTGAATCAGATTCCTCAGAATAGTCTGTTCCAACTTCATCGATGCTTCCCTTTTCTAGATTTTGTGATATGATATTTACCAAGATATCACCAATGTGGTTTTTAAAATCTGGATCTTTCTCCAAAGACGTAACGTCGAATGAAGTCTCTAACACATTATACACGAATTGAAGATAAATGGCACCATCTTCCTCTTCGTTAAATTTTACTTTACCGTATTGATAAACGGTATCTGTGTATTTACCACATAGCAATTTGATACCGACAGTAGTGTCTTCCGTTTTTGGAATGACATAGTTATAATCCAGACCTTCTTTAAGTGTTTTCATTTTCAACCTCGATTTCTTTTTGTATGATATCACCTGATGCAACACGATACTTTTCTTCAATAAATTTTTGGAAAGTTTTATCTTTCAAAATTGGTAACCAAAAATCTTTTGTGTCTGTATCTTTGACTCTATATTTTTTATCTTCTACTTCGCCAGTGGAAACATCCACTTTGCTATACCATCCATTTGAGGGTTTGATGACATGCCCGGATTCCAACGCAACATCAAGTAAACCTGACCAACGGCTAATACCACCATCAAAAGATACAGAAACAGGGATTTTAGATTTTTCTCTGACATAGCGACTCTTTTCTACGTTAATAATGAAATTGTAACCGACAACTTCGGTGCCTTCTTTTTCTTGCTGACGACCGATGATAAAAATATTGTCTGCGGAATAATAAGAACCGGTACCGCCACCAACAATGTCTTTTGGAAACATACCAATTTCTTTATATGTATGATTAACAACAATCATCGGAATATCTTTCAACGACAAGTGTGGTGTCACCATACGAAACAAACTTTTAACTTGCTTTGCACGGCTCATATCTGCTACAGATTTGCCTTCAAGTGCATCATCAACTTCTTTCTTAGAAGCCAAATTACCAATCGAATCGATAACAATAATCAGTCGTTCACCGCGTTCAAGACTGGTTAGTTGTTGCATAACATCAAACTTCAGTTGTTCGATATCTGTAAGTGGCGTGTGCAACACCCTATTTGTATCAATACCAAAAGAATCGAAGTAACTTTGTGGTGTACCAAATTCAGAATCATAAAACAACATAGCCGAATCTGGATATTTGTCGAGATAAGATTTAGCCATCAGCAATGAGAAAGCTGTCTTAAAGTGTTTGGATGGTCCTGCCCACATTGTAAGCCCAGGTGTTAGCCCACCATCTAATTTACCTGAAAGTGCCACATTGATGATGGGCACTGAAGTTGGTATCATATCTTTATCTAAAAAGAATTTAGATTTGGCTAGAATGGCCGAATCTTTGATAGAACTGTTTTTCTTGATTTTGTCCAAAATGCTCATGATATTTCCTTTAATCGAATAGTGAGTTTGTATGTTCAGTTGTCCAGTCCATACAATCGAGAATTACTTTAATTGGCTCTAAGAATGTTTTATCGAATTGCATATTGTAATCGATATATTCTTGAAGCCCAAACTCTGGTGGTAGTCTTCCTGGGAACGACACCACGTTCTCTTTGAATGTGTTGGGTGTTTTTAAATAAGTGAACTTAATCTTTTCACCCTCTTGTATGAGTGGATACCTTTTTGATAGACCTTTTTCTTCAAGGTACTTATTATATAGTAGTGCGCCTCGCACATGTATTGGTGTACCTTTCGAATAAATGGTAGTCTTGTTACCGTACTCTTTCAATCCATTGATACCACGTGGGAAAGAAATATCTTCCACGTTCAGCTTTTTAAATTCTGAACGAAATGTTTCAATGAACTTATGCATATCGGCTTGAGAACCTTTCATGATAATCTGTAGAGCTTGCCTCATCTTCTCGCGCACGGGTGCTGGCGTGGAAGATTTAATCATTTCAAGACCCATGACCTTCATATCAGGCTCTGCATATTGAACGCCTTCATTGTTATACACATGCATGATATAACGCTTCTTAGCAGTCCAAATGCCTTTGTCAGCCAATGCTTCACGTTTCATTTGCATCTTTTGTGCATATGCATGAACATAGTCTGCCAATTCTCCATAAGACTTGTCAATGAACGGTTGAATCTTTTCTTCACAGATTTTATCCATAAAAGAAATGACTTTATTTTTGTCTGAAGTATCTTTGATAAACTTATCAACAAGTTCACTGAGTCTCAGATAAATTGAATCAGTATCAGATGCAATAACATAATCTTTATCAGTCTTCAACAAACCATTCATGTATGAATTAATTTTATGTTCAATCCAACGAATGCTCAATTGACCAGCAGAGGTTACACCCAAGGCCATACGCAAATCATAAAAACGGAAATATTGAGAACCCAAAGCACCATAAGCACTGTTAAGCGATACCTTTTTGGCTAATTGTAGGTTGTTGTATCTAGCAACACGCTTTTCAATTTCATACTTTTTAGTGTCATCTTTCTCAACTTCATATTCCTTCTTTGCTTGAATCATGAGTTTCTTAAACTTCTTACGATCCTCATACATTTCTTCCATCATCTTTGGTAAGAAACCTTGCATGTCTGTGCGGAAGAACTGCCCATTAGGAGTGAGTGTGGCGTTTTCCAAACTTGATATGTCAATTTGACGTTTCAAGAGTTTATCAACAGAAATACCTTGTGAAAGAATGTCACGCATCTCTTGCGTATAATTTGCAGGTTCAATCAAAGTCTCTGGTGAAATATTGTACTGCATCATCAAGTGTGGATACAAAGAATTCAAGTCGAAGGATGCAACCCAATTGTGTAGACCAACTTGTGGTTCTTTCACATATGCACCTTCAAAAGCGGAGTCTTTGTCTTTGATGATACGTGGTGGAACCACAATCTTTTGATTCATCAAATGATTATATGTCAGTGCATCCCACATACGAGTCTGTGCAAACACATCGTCGTAATTAGTTTTCGTATCATATGCAAGAGTGAGAGCCAATTCGATCAGCTTCAACTTATCTTCTAGTCTCAGAATCAAGTCAACGTCTTTGATGTTGTATTCAATAAACAATTGATAATTCAGTCGATACAATTGGTGAAGGTTCTCATATTCTTCATATGAAATTTTACCTTCACCGAGTTCGAATTGTGCAATAGCATCCAAGCGATAAGATTCTTGAGACTTGCCGTTCGGTGAGTACCACTTATACAGTTCAAGATAGTCTAGATCACCAATGCCGACGAGATCATACACTGTCATTTTACGGTTCATAACGAATGCTTGACGCTCTGAAATTATATTCCAAGGCGATAGTTTTTTAGCTTCGTCTTCACCGAGAACCTTACGCATACGATTCACAAGATATGGTACGTCAAAGAACTTGGTGTTCCAGCCAGTCAATACGTCTGGGCATTTTTCTTGCCAAAGTTTGAGAAAGAATTTCAATAGATGATATTCATCTTTACATTTCATGTATCGTTCTTGACCCTTGACTTCATAGTCACCGCAGCCGAAAACGAACATATGCCCACCGATAAAACGGAGGGCAATAGCAGTAACAGGTTCATTTGCAAGATATGGATCAGGGAAGCCGTTCTCTGAACCAACCTCAATATCGACGATAGCAACAGAAATTCTATCAATGTCCCAGTCAATCATTGTTTTATGATGATCGCCGATGAAGGCATATTCGAATCTATTTTGACCATAGATTGTTTTACCTGAAACGTTTTCGAATTGACGCAGGTAATCACGGGCTTCCCGCATTGAATCGAATTTATGTGGCTGTAGATATACACCGTCAAGTGAGGTGTATCCCGTAATCTTACTCGACTTTTCGTAAAGTGTTGGCTGGTAAGGAATTTTTAATTTAGTTCGCTTACCGTCAGTAACACCGCGATAGAGTATGTTGTTGCCAACTGATTGAACATTGGTGTAAAAGAGAGACATTAACCTGTGATGATTTGTGAAGGTGGAGTAATGATGCCTGAACCGAACATCTGATTGTAGTTGTCAGAAATATCAGAAGCCGGAGTGTAATTATACACTACATGCAACGGCTCGACTACAACGATTTCATCTTTTTTTTGTTGTGAGAAAGTTGGAAAGGGAACAAAACCCATTTGAGGGGATGCACCTGGAACTTTTGGTGGAACCATACGGAGTTGAACTGCATTTTTAAGTTGCAACTGACCTTGTGAATTTACGGAAACATCGGCGATAACTTCTTCGCCTGTTACCAATTTAATACCTTGAATGTTCATGTTTATGCCTCTACGTTAAAAAAGAATGTTTGGAATAATCGTCCATTATACACTGAATCACCAAAGCCTGGCAACATACTTCTATGGTAATATTCGCCTCGGTACATTACCAATCTGTTAAAAATGTTGGAAACCTGGACGATTGGTTCCCATTTATTCAGTTCACCAATTTCTTCTGTGATGTTATTGTAATCCGTTTTTGGATCATTACGGTCTACCATAAAAACCTTAGAATCTTTATTGCGATAAATTCCTGTTCCTGCATCTAGCGGAGCATCCGGCGTAAGATACAAAACGGCTGCCCAATTGGTGGAATCATAATGTATCCAGGTTTTATCTTTGGATGTGGTGTATTGAAAAGAGGTATTGTATTGTTCTGGCCACCAAGTTATTTTCTTATGTAGAATAGATTCGAACAGTTGTTTTGCATTTGTGTTGTGTTCACCTTTCAAAACATCAGTTCTCATTCCTGGATAGTTACCAGAAACGGTGAACGGTTGAGATAGTGCAAAATCCCGAACTTGTGTTGGATTGCCATAGAAATTGTCGAAAATCATTAATGAAGGAGTCATTCTTACCTCAAATGGTTATATAGTTCTTGAAATAAATAAATACTAAGTAAAACCGACATATAACGGTTCTTTCACTCATTATAGCATATGGGGTTGAACTTGTCTAGCAAATAATGGTATATATTATGTTAACCGAAAATCAAAAGCGTATACAGGAAAACCTACACATATCTGAAGTTGAAAAAAAGGAAAGAATGAAATCTTTCTCCTACAGGGTTAAACTGTATTGGTACATTATCAAAAAGAAAATCATGAAAGTGGTATTGTAATGAACACGAAAAATATTCTTATAGCATTCCTATTCTTGTTTTTGAAAACTGGAATAGCACAGACTATAACAACTGAATCAAATACTAATAGCAATGTAAGGTCATTCTCAGATTCAAATACTACACTGAGATCACCTCCACCTTCCGCAATCAGCCCAACTATTAATAACGCAAACACCGATCTGTGTACAGTTGGTGTAGCTGGGGCTGTACAAACACAAATTCTAGGTATCTCCGCTGGCGCCACTATTCGTGATATGAATTGTGAAAGATTGAAATTATCTAAAACATTGTTTGATATGGGTATGAAAGTTGCTGCTGTATCCACACTGTGTCAAGATAGACGGGTTTTTGACGCTATGATGATGGCGGGAACACCATGCCCATATGATGGAGCAATTGGTGCTGAAGCTAAAAAACAATGGAAGGATAATGTAACAGAACAGCCGGGATATAAAGAAAAATCGGAAGGAATGAGTAATGAAACTAAGACACTATTTGGTGGCGGCAGTATTCTTTTGCTTCTACTCTTACTCTTACTCTGAAGTAACAAACATCACTTCTAGAAATGCTGCGGTCGGATTAAACTGGTCGATGCAAAATGTTATTCCGTCAATAACCGGGCTAACAGTAGATGGTGTTATATATCAATATTCTGCAACAAAAAATACGCAGGATCCGATGACAGTTACTATACAGAATAAAAATGCATTAGGTGCGGGTTATGTTTTTAGGAATCAAGATGATTGGACGGGGTTACGGGGAAATACGATAACAAAGGTCATACCAATAGATAACATTCCAGGAAATCGATGGGGTGACGGTGAAATATCGGTTGTAGGTAGAGGTTCAGTCTCGGATACATCAGTTTTCTATAAATACCGATATGATACATGTATTAATCCTTTGAGTAGCCCAAGTTGCCCTGGTTATGCGGAAGCCATGTTGAAATCTTTAGCATTGAAGGATGTTGAAGTAACTGATGCGTTGACGGATGAAATGAGAAAACTAGCAACCGAAAATAAAGCAGTGTGTCTACATCATCAAGGAATATGTCTTACATCAGAAAATATAAAAAAAGAAGAAGAGAATGTTAAAAGAAAAAAAGATGAAGAAGTAAGAAAAATAGTGGCGAATTCATTATTGAGTTTAAAAGATATTGAAATGTTAAGTCAGTTTGAAAAAATGAATGATATTCCTGGATTTAATTTGTATAGTTATTCTATTCCCGGCGGTGTATATAAAGATGCTTTGCGATATCCAGATAAGATTTTACCAGACAATAGAAGGGCTAGAAGCCTCAGTGCAGCACAGGAAAGAATGCACGAAGCTATGGTAGATTCACAATACAATAGATAAGTTATAAAAAAATAAAAAAGGAATTAAAATGTTCAAAAAGATACTGATAGCAAGTTTAATCTCAGTTCCGATTATGTCATTTTCGGAAGATGTGCCAATTACGGGTAGAGTTACACCGAAATGTGTTATTTACACAGAAGTGCCTGGTGTGTATGGTAACCCAACACCTAGTGTTTTAAGTACACTGACGGCTGATGGCGGTGTGCAACCAATCATCAGATATGATGTGGTTCAAGCCGGTTATTATAAAGCTGTAATTACAACACCAACTTCTTTTTCAACAAGCCCAACATTACCAGATGTTGTAAATTGGACAGGAAGTGTTGATGTTAGTCGTGTTACAGATGCGGCAATGTCAGCTTATTCAACCAATAAACGTGAATATAATAATACAACAGAAATTACATTGACTGTTCCTGGATCAGTTTGGTTCAAAGCAGATTCGAAAGCTGAATACGGTTACAATAAAGCATTTCCAGCAGGAGATTATAGAGCAATTGTAACGGCTTCTTGTATAGCAATCTAAAAATACATTATGATTCGTTATGCTTTTATTATGATGTTGTTTGCTGGTCAGGCCTATGCTCATCAGTTTTTACCGACTTATCCTAAATTTGAACAATCGTTCATTTCTGGAGTTTCATATGTTAAAATGGAACTTTTTAATAGGAGAAAAGAAGTTGAATACTATGAGCTAGGTGTATTCGATGCTGATTGGAATACAATGTCATTTGCTTCAGAAAACAAGTTGATTCAGATAAAGTATCTCGAAACTAAAAAGATTAATGTTTATGTAAAAAATGAAGACCTGAAAAGGGTATCTTTTATTTGCACAGAATCTAGACTTAGGAAAGAAGACACGAAACAAACTCTGATATCATCTAAAATTTGTTCGAAGATAAAATGAAATATTTTTTTGTTATTGTTTTATTATGTTATGTAGCACGTGCTGATGCACAAAATGGATCATTGAATCTTGCTTTACCGAGTGCGCCAGGTAGTTTTCAGTCAGATAGATTTCGTGCAGGCGATTTAGATTGTTCAATGGCTATTGGCTCAGGAACAAACATAGAGTTTGGTGTTGTTGGAATTATTAATAATAATCAGTCAATAATAACAAATAATGCACAAGGTGGTAAAGATGTTGGCGTGTACGGCAGAATAACAATACCAATCGGAGCACCAAAAGGTAGAGTTGATTGTAATACGCTTTACCAGTTAGAGTTGAATAAAAGAAGAATGGAAATTCAAAAATTGGAAGCTGAATTAAATAATTTAAAAACTCTGAAATTCGAAAATAAGTAATGATTTGAATTCCATTTATCATGTATAAAAGGAAAACAAATGACAGATTTAAATAAAGAAGTAGATAAGTTAGAATCTGCTACAAAAAAATATGCAAGTAAAGATACAGTAATCAGTATTGGTGGTTATGAATTCACACCAGCTAAACTGATGGTAGCATTCACTATTGTATCATCGACACTTGGTGGTCTATACGGTGCCTTTGAAGTATACAAAGACTATCAAGGAATGAAGAAGAAGATTGCGGAATATATCTCGCCAGATTTGTCCGAATTCGATAAGCGATTAGCCGTCATCGAAGAAAATAGTTCGAAAACAAGCGACTATACCAGAGACATTAAGAATGATTTAAAGAATGATATCCGCAGAAACGAATCAGTGACAGAGCAAATTGAACGCGGTGTAAAACAGGCACAAAGGGAAACAGAATCAGAAATGCGTTCAGCACGAAAAGATATTCGTGAAGACTTGGAAAAGGCTAGAAGTGAGGTTTCTTCAATACGTAAAGAAGTGGCTGATGCACGCCGTGAAATTTCTAAAGAAGTTGATACAACAAAGAAAGAAATTGCTAGGGATGTTGAATCGATGAAAAGGGAAGTCAACGGAAGAGTTGAAACCCTGAAGAAAGAAGTTGACAATAAAATACAAAAAGCAATTGACAACCCATTAGCAGGTAAATAATTATTGGTCCGGCGTACAGGAATCGAACCCATATTCACGGCTTAGAAGACCGCTGTATTATCCATTATACGAACACCGGAAAATTTGGTACTCCGACTAGGAATTGAACCTAGACTCAATGAATTATGAGTTCACTGCTTTACCATTAAGCTATCGGAGTATTGGTGCGGATGGTGGGACTTGAACCCACAAAACCCGGATTTTAAGTCCGGTACGTATACCTATTCCATCACATCCGCAATAATGATATTATACAAAGTTAAGTGTAATTTGTCAAGTGGTGCCCCAGAAGGGATTTGAACCCTCAGAATTTTGATTTTGAATCAAACACGTATACCGGTTCCGTCACCGGGGCTTGTTTGGTACCAACTAGTGGAATCGAACCACTTTCAACGGCTCTTCAGACCGCCGCTATGACCACATCAGCTAAGTTGGTATTATCTTGGTGCTCCTACCAAGAATCGAACTTGGAATACATCCTTACCAAGGATGCGGTATGCCATTTACCTATAAGAGCAATGGTACCTCGTGACGGGATTGAACCGCCGACCTTCTCCGTGTAAAGGAGTTACTCTACCGCTGAGTTAACGAGGCATTAATCAAATATCGCAATCACATTATCAATATGAATTGAATACATTTCATTGCCAATTTTCACTGCTTTATTCCAATTTAGCAAAAGTTCATCACCGACCTTTACTGCTTCATCAGAGGTGGCAACAACAATTGCTCTGTCTGGTTCAAGTGAACTTTGGAGAATAATTCCACCTGTAGAAATTTTCTCAGGTGCTTTCCGTTCAACGATAACACTGTGATTCAATGGAACATACTTCATAAAATAACTTTCAAAGTTGGGCAGGCGTAAGAGAATCGAACTCTTGATAACGGAATCACAACCCGGGGTTTTACCACTAAACTAACACCTGCATAGAAACATGGAGCGGGTAGAGAGAATCGAACTCTCACGCTAACCTTGGCAAGGTCACAAGCTACCATTACATCATACCCGCAAAAACTGGAGCGGAGTGAGAGAATCGAACTCTCAACAACAGATTGGAAATCTGTAGTTTTACCATTAAACTAACCCCGCAATCTTACTTATGCTGCAAAACTTTTCAATCTGTCAGCCGCATACGATGCTGCAAAAGCATTTGGTTTGACCATTGGTACGACATTACACATACCTTTGACATAGCCAATCGCTTCATTCACAACAATACTTGAATTATGCATCATATCTGGATTAATGTCAAGATGCACTTCAATGTCATTTGCTATCATTGCCGAAAGATTTAGGTACATATCTGATACCTTATAAACTTCCGTCATCAAACGCAAACGAGGTTTATTTTTTTGTTGGTCATAATCTCTTTCACGATCAATCTGACCAAAAATTTTACAACCATGTTTGCCGTCAATATGAACAACGATAGCTATGATGTAATCAGCATACCATAGGCCATTCATCTTAACTTTTTCGGAATCGCAGCCAAGATAAATTTTGGTATCTGGACCACAATTCTCCACGTAGGCTTTCACTTCTTCTAAGTCAATTTTTTTGTTGTACATATTAACCTTCTTTCTATTACTTATATGGCATCCCGGGAAGGATTCGAACCCTCACTTCAAGGTTTTGGAGACCTGACGACTGCCGTTGTCTTACCGAGATATGGTACCCAGTAGAGGTAACGCTCCTCTGTCTTACGATTATCAGTCGTATGCTCTACTTTTGAGCTAACCGGGTATAAGTTGGACCGTCCTGAGGAAGTCGAATCCCCAACCTTTTGATTCGTAGTCAAATGCTCTAATCCATTGAGCTAAGGACGGATTGGTGGTGATAAGAGGTATCGATCCTCTCTGGCAGGCGTATGAAACCCGTGCATATCCGTCTATGCTATATCACCATAATCTGGATGCGGGACCAGGAATCGAACCTGGATTTGGAGCGTATGAGACTCCTGAATTACCGTTACTCTATCCCGCTATAAAACTGGTCAGGGTGGCAAGAATCGAACTTGCACTACAAGGTTCCAAACCTCGGCGACTGCCACTATCATACACCCTGCTAACTGGTCTCCGATGCAAGAATCGAACTTGCGCTACATGGTCCCAAACCACGGGTGATGCCATTTCACTAATCGGAGAAAAACTGGAGCAGTCACTACGATTCCCACGTAGATATTGGGTGGACCCCAATACGGTTAATATCCGACTGCATAAAAAACTTGGTGCCCCACAGTGGAATCGAACCACTTTTTGATGCTTACAAGGCAACTGTAATACCAATATACTAGAAGGGCAAAATTTGGTGGACCGTGAGAGAATCGAACTCTCAATTTCTGGTTGCAAACCAGATGTGTTCCCATTAGCACTAACAGCCCAAAATCTTTTTAAAGTACACTTACAGGAGTCGAACCTGCAAACCCGACCGAAAAACCAGGCTGTGCTCCGTCACATCAGCGTGGCCTACGCCTTTGTGTACTTTAAAAAAATGATTGATTACTTATCTCATTGTACGCCATCAATCACGGCGAATTATTGTGGTGGAGACAGCCTACACAAAAGGTTCACTAATGTGCCGTCCACTTTATCCGCTTATCTTTGCACAGCAATCAACCTCCACAACGGCGGCTTGCTACATACAACTGATAAGTTTCAGTCTCCATAAACTTGGTGCCCCAGGTCGGACTCGAACCGACACGCCACTAGGACATGAGTTTCTAAGACTCACACGGCTACCATTACGTCACCGGGGCTTTATCCTATTCTTTCCTGAATTGGTGTCCGTTTGTGCATGACAATTGGGACAAACAATCCTTAGATTATCAAAATCATTATTGTAGTGATTACCGTCAATATGGTCAAGTTCTATAGGAACTTTTTTACCCATCCATTCAGTAATACCACAAATTTCACATTGGTGTTTTTTAATATTTTCGGAAATTAAACGCAATTTTAATTTATGTGCAGAAACATAATCTCTTTTAGCATATTCTACGGCAGGTAATTTACCGACACCAACTCTTTTACCTTTTAAACCTTTGTTGCCAACATATGCAACACCGAACTTTTTCAGATAACTTTCTAAAGTTTCCGGTTTACATTTCAACTGTTTACATATAAAGGCTTTGGATTGATTTTCTGCAATCCAGTTTAGTATTTCTTGTTTTCTATCAATTATATCCTGTCTCATACGAATCCTTAAAATTAGTATACATGATATATTTATCAAAAACAAGTATTACAATTATTTGGCTCCCCGTCTGAGTAACGATCTCAGCTAATCTCTGATTAACAGTCAGGTCCGTGCACCATGCTCGAATTCCGGGGAATAGATTTGGCGGTCCCAAGGGGTAACGATCCCCTTCTTCTAGCGTGACAGGCTAGTGTGCGTCCATGAACACTTTGAGACCAAAAACTATATTGAAACACACTACTCATTTCCTTCGTCGCTCGGCAATGTGCTTCAATATAATTGATTGACTACTATCATTTTGGCCGTCAATCAAGGCACCCTTTAAATTTGGTGGAGGTCCACGGATTCGAACCGCGAATGTTTACCACGGGGGACCGGATTTACAGTCCGGTGCAGCACACGCCATAGCTGCAAGACCTCCAAATTTATTCTCTTAAAACAATATGTTCTTCCGCATGACAATTAAGGCAAAGCAAAGAACACTTATCAATTTCTCTCAATAATTCTGCTTCAGGTTTTCTTCTAGCCTCATTAGTTGCTATACCAAATTCTTTTTCAGCAGGATTTTTATGGTGAAAACATAATGCTTCTGGGTGTTTATCATAACCACACTTTTCACATTTTCCACCTTTATATGCAACAAATTTTTGTTTTCTACGTTTCAACCATTCAGTTTGAGTCCATTTGTTTTTACATTTATAACTACAATACTGAGATTTTCCGATAGATTCTTTTTCACACAAGTGATATTTACATTTCATACAACCTCCTATATGGTTATATATTTATATAATCACTTGTTTTGATTGGTGGGTCTGGTGAGATTCGAACTCACGGTCTTACACGTTAAAAGCGTGATGTTTTAGCCACTAAACTACAAACCCAAAAATTACCATTTGTTTAGTGTTATCTGCTCGATTTAGGAGTCGGTGCGCTTCCGTCCATAGCGACTAAGCAGTTATATCAGGACCTGTCCCTCGCCAGTTAGGCCCGTATAGTGTAAGCGTC